CGGTACTTTTCGGTGTCAATCATTTGACTTGGCGCATTGACCAGTACGAAACAAAACGTTGCTGTTGGTGCGCCCGTTAGCCACATGTATGCTTGACCTTGCCAGTAGTAGTCTTTGCTAAGTTCGTTAGCCTTTGCGTCAATAAAGGTGTGGATGTCCCAACTGCTTTTAATATCCGGCACATTGATTACAGCGCCACCATCTTTGATAAGCAAATCGGGCGTGCCCTTGATGTAGTCATTGGTGAACATCTGCTCATTCTTGAATACAATTTGCTTGCGCTCCCTGCGCCACATATCAATAGCGTCATTCTCAACAGCCAATCCTTTCTCAATATACTTGTTACTTATCTCTTTGTAACGCTTGTACTTTTGTTGGATGTAGATTTCGAGTAGTGCGCTCTTGCAGGTTTCACTTAGTCCTGTCTTTGTGCGTGCATCGGTCATAAGCTTACCAAGCTGCGATGCTCTAAATAGTGTTTGTTCCATTGTGTTTTGTTATTGATGGTGTGAAGATACTACAACAACCCGTTAAGTTCTTGCTTTTTAACATTTACTAGCGGTTCAATCTGTGCAAAGAATTCTTGCGGGCATGCCTGAAGAATGATGTCACAATCGTCTAGCGTTTGCGCTTTCTCGATTAACTCAAGCAAGTATTGCACATCCTTATTCGATGCGTTAAGTGTACCCTTCAACTTGAATGGCTTGTACATGTCCACGTTCTTGCGGTTAAGGTCACGGCCTAACAACTTACCAAATGAAATAGCAGCGTTTTTAAGGCACTCTGTTTTGAGTTTAGGAAACGCAAGGTCTAAGGCATTAGGCTTTTTGTTATCTGCGTTTAACGCCCATCTATTGCGTTCGATATTGTCAAGGTTCTGTGGTGCTCGGTCAACCATGATAACAATGGACGCTGCTCCCGTGCGGCGTAACTCATAGCCGGTTATCGGATGAATCACTACAAGGTCAAGTGAACCTACCACTTCATTAGCCATACGTTCCCACTTAAAGTTTTCAGTACGCCAGTGGCCGAAAAACATTTCGTCTAGTGTGGTTTCTACGTGCGATATTACAAGCGTAACCGCTTTACCATCGGGTGTTTTTTCAATGCCGACTTGGTCGGGTGATGCGTTGAGCATTTGCTGAAACTTTTGCAATGCTTCAAGATTGTCTTTGTGGAATGAGTTCATGTTGTTATTGATTTTAGATTAATACTTAGCAAGGCAATCGTTGAGTTCTTGGCAGTAAGAAAGTAGTGCGAAGATTACAATAATGGCTACGACGTAGCGAATGATAGTAGATGCTGTTTTCATGTGTATTGTTTTTAATTGATGGCCAAATGTACTGCAAATAGTTACATACACCCTGTTAAAAATTGTTAAAATTGCAATCGGTTACAGATTGTAACCACCTCACGCCCACGAATAGCTGCCGTAATTCGGGAATAGTTCGAAGTACATGCGCATCATTATGGCATCTGCGTAATCGGGACTCTTGCCATGCATGCGTGCGATTTCCTCTTTGCTTATTACAGCGAGTTTGCCATCGGCTTCAGGTTGCCGCCTGCGTATCATGTCCAGTTCTTGCACGATAACATCCCGGAACTGATTCACTTTGAAGATTACTTTGTTTTGCTCGATTAATTCTGCAAGCTTGAAATAGCATTCAGCCTTTTGGTTAGTAAACTTATCAGCTTGTTTAGCACGGCCACCATTCAGGAAGCCCCTGCAACGGAGCGCATCGACCGCACCCCCTCCGACCCCATCTTCATCACAGATCACGTTGCTAAGTTTGATGCTATGCCTATCGCATAGTTGGCGAATGGTGGCAACTACGGTTGTGATTGGTTGCTTACGCAGTTCATGAATCTCCATTAGCTGCAAACCATGCCATACGCAAATAACACTACGGTCTTTACCTAGTCGTGCGATGTCGGCACTAATATACTTTTCACCTTTGGCATCCTCTTCCCGGAAGCAGCGCACAAGGTCATCGTATTGGTAAAGGTTATCTACACTTTCATCGTATTCCCAATCACCATGCAACAGCCTTCGCCTATCTATTTCGGGCAAACGTTCTAAGGTTTCAAGGTAGCTTTCAGGCAGGTGCGGGTTATCGGTAGGTAGTGAAGGGATAAACGCCAAGTGTTGCGGCAAACTATCCATCTTATGCGGTGCGTAAAACTCATTATAGAGCCATCCTTTTGATGGATTGCAGGTGAGTAGCATCTTCGGTGGTAAATCATATTCGCGTAGCTTAAAACGGATACGGCTTTGCAGAATGTCTATCGCCCGTTTGCTAACCTGTGCTGCCTCGTCTACGTAGGCATCTGTTAATTCTAACCCGCCTAAGCTATGGAACTCCGCATCCGATGGATAAGCAAACAAATCCTTTAAGATTATTTCGCTACCATTGCTGAATGTTATAACGTGCGTTTGATTATTGATTGTGTAATGCTCGTTCGGTGCTAACCCTAACATGTGCGCTACTTCAAAGAATGTCTTTAGCGTGGTCTTTTTTAGCGTGTCAAGTTTACTGCGACCTATCAGACCTCGCGTGCCCGGATACTTGAACCTACGACTTATTTGCCATGCGCAACCGATAAAAGATTTTGAGCCACCTGCCGCTCCACCGAACAGCACCACACGTGCCGGGTGTGAATTACCCAGTACGCGTAGTGCTTCATTTTGTTTCGGTAGGTACTCAATCATTAGAATGGCAAATCACCTGTGCCTTGTGAATCGTCCACTTCGTCACGCTTAACCAATGGCTCGGACATCTTGCCCGAAAAGAATTTCCCGCTCTTGCCTTCCTTAACCCACGCAGCAAGGCGCATCTTCTTTCCATTGACCATGATTTCACCTGTGTATTGTGGCCCGTTGTTAGCCACGTTGTTGTTCTTGAATAGGGTGAACTGTCCCTCTTGCATTTGATAGTTACTCATTGTATTAGTTATTAATAATTGCTATATCGTCTATCATTAAACTGATTGTGGTCTTGCCATTAAAGTCGGTTGTTTCAATTACTTCAAAAGGTTCGTGGTCGATTGAGTGACCATTGATGAAACCAATGTACACCTCGACATCATCCGGGTACTGCGCAAGCTTATCCCACAATTCACCTATTGTCATAGCTTATATTCATCTTTGTCGGTTAACAAATGTAACTCCTCAAAGATAAGACGCATTGCCATGTTATCGGTCATTGATGGGCGCATGCTTCGCTTAGCTGTTAGCACAAACAACTTGCGTAGAAGCTCGACTTCTCGATGTTGATCATACTTCATCAGTATTCATTTTGGTTTTCGATTAGTTCCTTATAACGCTCCTGCCTGTACTCGGTGAACTGGTAAGGTCTGTTCTTGTACACACGGAATCGCATATCATTGTCCCATGTTGGCAGCGCATCGTATTCACGCATCAAGGCTATTTCAATCTGTGGCGGGTTGTCCCTTTTCACTTCGCGTGCCGGTGCTTCTTCTATCCTCAACTTATCCGCTGCCTGTTGGATAGCGTCCACCACTTGCGGGTGTTGGAACATTTCGTAGATGTTGTTGTTGCTTTGCTTTTCCAAATTAATGCGTTCACTGATCGCTTGTCTTTTGGTCATGAACTTGCGTATCCATTCAAAGAATACTTGCCCATCTATTCGATTGTACACAGGCCCAAACTCACCCTTCATTGCCATACGGAAACAAACTTGCAGTTCATCCACTCGTAGGTAGTAGTAATCTTCAAGCATCAACTCCGCTGTGAGTGCAAGTTGTTGTGCGTTCATTGGTTGCTGAAGGTTGAAATATTGCTGACACATATCCATCATTGCTACCATGATGTTCACCGTTGCTTGCTGATTTTTATTCTTGCGAATTTCAGCTAGGGTTGGTGATGTTTTCAGTGCCAAAATCTCGTGCAATTGCACTTCGGTATTGCTTGCGGAACTCTTCAAGTTCGCTAATGCGCTTTGCTCTTTCATCTTGAATTATGTTTTTGGAATTATTTGAGTTGTCGAATTTAGAGTTATTTCCCATCCAGTTGCGAGCGGATGCTTTCCAATCTTTCATTGGATTGCGTCCTTGCTTCCAACCATTGGCTTCGTAGTAGTTAAAAAATTTCGCGGCCTCGGTGTTTATTTTTTCATCAGTCCACTGCATGTGCTTTTGTACTGAATACTCACCCATAAAATTGTAAACATCATTTTCGTTTGGGGGTGCGAATGCACTACTATTGTTTCTTTGTTTCTTGGTTTCTTGGTTTCTTTGTTTATCTATAGGGGCAGTGGTGGTATCAATGCTGTGGTCAATGCCGTTGCTATGCTGTATCAATGCCGTATCCAATGCCGTATGCAATGGTGTGGCTTTTTTGCTACGGCATATTGAGATTAAAGTGCTGCTATATTGGTTCTTAGATTCTTTTATGATTTCAATGAATCCCCACTTGCTTAAATCGCTAAGTGCTGCAAGATAGGTTCGCTTGTTACCAATGTGCAGACCTTCCATTGTCGCGTAGGTAGGTAACCCAAACTGCTCTTTCCATCCAAGACGGTTGTTCAGTTCAATAATCCACATAAACAAAGCAGTGTGCTGGCACTTCACCTCTGAATGCTCAAAGGCAAAGTCAAACCACTTCCGGGAAAGGTCGTAACCGTTATTTGTTTTCATTGGTAGCAATAAGATGTTCTTGATAATTGCTCAATAATTCTTGCAATGCATCAATCTGCATAGAGTCTAAGCAAATGCTAATTGCACTTACATTATCACTATATCGAATCAACTGAATAAATAATTCTTGATGCTCATTAATATGAGTAATAAACGCACGAAGTTCTCCATTATGAGAATTGAAAAAAGAAATACCTGTATTGTTTGACATAAACTAAATACCCACCACTACACACAAAGGCTACCCAGCGCACGGATGTGCTTATGGCAATGCGGTAATGGTGGGATTTAAAAATGTTTTCATACTGAGTAGCGTTGCAAAGATAGTCAAACTATCTCTACTTCCAAATTAGTCAAAGTTTTTTCCTTCAGCATTTCTGAAGTCAACAGCATTACCAGTTTCTGCCCGGTGTTTATCAAGGTCAATCAATAGTCGAGTGCGATCTATCTCATACTTCAGGGCATTGTTGGCTTGCTTCGCTAAGTGTGCTTGCGCTTTTGCTACGTCCACCGTTACTTCTTGCTTGTCTAGTTTTTCCATTTGGTCGAACAGGAAGTGCAGTAGTGACTTGTTGTTGATTGGTTTCATTGTAAATAATTTTTAAGATTAGTAATAAAATGTCATTGATTAATAGTTCATCTTGTGTATAGCATGTATGCTTTAGTTTATTGACCATTACACTTAGATTATGGCAAACTGTTTTGTATTTTTTATATCGCTCTTTGCTATACATAAAGTCTATCACAGCATCTTTTAATTCATACCATAAATCAGAATTGTGATTTTTTAAATACCATTCTACTGCTTCTCTAAATGGAACTACTACATGCACAAATGGTCTGTGGCATATTAAAAAAGATATATCTCTTATAACTGGTTGTTTGCGCGTGGCTAAGTATTGGTCATAACCTTCAAGATTAATAGCTTTGCGAATTAACTTAGTCAACTCATGTTTGCAGCCATTTGATACATCGTAACTGCAATGGTCAAACTGATTAATATGATGCTGCATATGCAATTTTAAATAATCATTGCAGAAAGCTATTCTTTCATATTTACCACTCACAGGATTAAACACGTTAAAAAATCTTTTTTTGCATCTTAAACTTTTAATTCCACTCCAATTATCAAGATGCTCACACTCGCCTATGTATTTTAGTTCCATCATTTCCAAATAATTGTAGCAATCATGAAACCTACCACCGCACCAACAGCCAGTATTACTATAATCTTGCTGTTGCTTGTGTCGCATTCAGCTTCACGCACTATGGGCATGGGTGTTGGCAACGGTGCTTTGCGGATAGGTTTGATGGTTAGCTGTGGTGTTGGCTTTGATTTTAAACGATGCGTCTGCGTATAAGACCGAACCCGTACTTGGATATCATGCACATCACTGATTAAAGGTGGTCTTGACAAGTTCCATTTGTATTGACTTTGTTCAATCTTCTTGAACAGGCCAAGCTCTTTGCCTGCCGTAAGGAAGTTGTTGCTAAGCTTGAACAGGCGCATGGTAATCTTTGAATGGAAAGTTGGTTGTGCGTGAATATACTCCAACGCTTTCATGTATTTGTTTTTCGTGTTGCTCATTGCTCTAAATACTTTTTAATTGTTATTGTGAATTCTTCAAATGACCTGCACACTTTTACGCAGTATCCTGCATTGATAAGCTGTGCGTGAACGATTTTTTGCGTGTCTGAAAGTTTTCCCTTTTCGGTTTTCATTTCGATAAACAGCGCATGGTAAGCACCCGATGGTAGACATATCATCAAATCAGGCATACCGGGCATGGCCCCTTCCGCTTTCAATATGTTCCAACGTTTCGCCCTTTGCACTGGTGTACCGCCAATAAACACCCCGTTCGGGAAGGAAGCAATTAATGTGCGCGGGAAGGAATACCTAAACCACTCAACACATCGTTGCTGTATTTTACTTTCTTCATGCTTCATGCATTAATGGTATTAGATACGGCTAACCAAAACTTGCCGATGTATTCCTCGTCCGCTTCCAAATGGATCACGGGCAAATCTTGTTCAAGCTGTTGGTATTCCCAATGGCCCAATGAATGAACATCGTAATCACAGCCAAGTGACACGGGGCAATAGGCAACCGATGTACGCTCAACAGGAATATCAAACCGCACTATCATGCTATTCTGATTATTGATAGTAATCAGATAGCACATCCGATTCTCGTTAACCACTTTCTTTTTGACTATGTACATGTTCTTGCCATTGACGCGGCGTATGTCGTGAACATCGTATTCACTTTGCATCGAATCGGTGAACTCCTCATGAAACTCCAGGGCATCGAGCTTCTTATTCATCTCATTCCACTTCGCTTCCTTCTTATCGGTGGTGAATATGAACTTGCACCATTGAATCAGCTTAGCATTAGTCACGTTTAAATTCTTGCGTATCTGTTCAAAGCTAAGTTTATCAAAGTGCTTTATAATATACAAGATGTCGCTGCGAGTTGGTAGCATGTCCTTACGCAGTTTCTTTTTGATTACATTACTCATCGCCTTCGTTTTTGATTGTTATTGATTTGATTAGTTCGCACACCGGTAGATCCATAGCCTTCGACAAGTTAATGAGTTGTTGAAGCTTGATGGTCTTGGCATCATATAGCCAGTTGTAAAGAGTGCGGTCTGATATTGGTGTGCTGCTCTTACGCATCGCACGAAGTAGGGCAGCATTACTGCCCACCGTTCGCGCTATCAATCCGTTTAGTTCGTTGTGCTTTCTCATGACTTCGGTTTAAGTTCAGGGTTAACTGCGTAGAATACCTCGCGATGTGCCTCGCTAAACACGTGCATGAATACAGCTTCATCAATAGCCCTATATCGCTTATCGCGCATATCAATTTCAAGTCGTGCTTGCACCTGCATTGAATCGTCGTATTTACGCGTTTCAATTTGCTTGTTGCTGCTGTAACTTATAACGGTGGTTAATACCTTGTCAGCAGACATGCAGCAGTAAATGTCGCCAAAACTTCCACAGGTGTAGAAGAAAGGCAATGAGATTTGGGTTGTACCATTTACCACGGGGTGGTAGGTGTTTACTTCGATAACGTTTGTCATTGTATTGATTTATTAAAGATTAAAAAAATGATTTGAAATTTCAGTGTTGACCGCGTTCTCTATCTCGTCGTGCAACTCACGAAAGTTTGAGTTGTCTATGCACTCGGTCATGTCAAGTTTATCGCACATCACTCGGTACGATACATCGTCTGCATCGAACTCGGATGGGCTATCGTATGTAGCCTCACGGTAGTGTGGATTGTAACTTACTTCGATTGTAAGTAGTGCAGGGATAGTGCTGCTCTCATGGTCAAATTTAAAATGATTCATTGCTTTTGTTTTTGATTACCTTTGTATTGATGGGGACAAATATATGCAAGAATCTTCATTATGCAAATTATTTCAAAAAAATAATTGGATAGCTGTATAAGTAGCAATATATCAAGGTACTACGATGCATGGCTTGATAAGGCCACAAGGCTTGCTCACGATAAAAACAAGGGTAGTGATCTATTGCACGAGGTTTTAGCGCGTTTGATGGATAGGCCCGAACAAGACATCAAGGATATAGTGTGCCGGGGCAAAGTAGAAGCGTACATCAACAGAGCCATTTGGCTATCTTGGCACAGCAATCGCTCAGATTACGCAATCAAATACCGCAAGTATTACGATTTGCATGTAGATAAACACGTAGAAGACACCAAACAAGACGAGACATGGATAGGTGCATTTGTAGATGGTGAGTATTTATACAGCGCAATAGGGCGCATGCATGAGTTTGATGCTATCCTGCTTCGTCTATACAGCAAACCTGACTTTGATTACAAGGAACTGAGCGTAACAACAGGCATACCCTACCCATACCTACGCACGTCAATACATAGAGCACTAAAAAAAATAAGAGAATATGTTAAACTTCAACGCGCCATTGCACATTCAGAGAGAGAGGCTGGCGATATGCAAAAAATGTAAGTTCTACCAAGGTACATTCGGCACATGCGGCACACCTTTAATCGGTGGAACCGTCATGCCTGAAGAAAACGAGGTCACTTACTACAAAGAAAAGATAAAGCTGTGCGGTTGCTTTATGGATGTGAAGACCAAGTTTCGATTCAGTGCATGCCCGGCACATAAATGGTTTGCCATTGACATGAAGCCCGAGGAGATTGCGGCGTTAGATGAATTTATTCGTCGCATCCATAAGGCGAATAAGATTGAGCAGGATGATTTACAGATGCTGTACTATTGGTTTAGCAAGATAACCAAGAAGCATGAAAAGCCAAGCGCGTGTGCTACCTGCATCCGCGATCTAATAAACGAGTTTAGAAGGCAATTAGGCAAAGTTGAAAACAAGTAACAATATCTTATCGAACGTTATGGAAAAGACACGCAACGAGAAAGGCCACCTGCTACCCGGTCACGGTGGTCTAAAACCGAAAGGTGCAGTGAGTGAAAAAACAAAGATGTGGAATGAGTTAGGCGAATGGTTTGTGCAGGAAGGTGCAGCCAAGTGCATGCGCATTATGAATGACATGGAGGATGAGGAATACATCAAACACTACACGGCGCTGCTCGAATACTTCAAACCAAAACAAGCCCGCATAACGCACAGCGGAGATGAGAAAGCGCCGGTGATTATTCAGGTGCATTCGGACTTGTAACAAAAAGGAATCAAAAACTACAATAAGACGGAACATGAAACTAAAGTTCAGCATAGCAGCCAACGCTAAGGCGGTTACACTTGCCAAGTACATCGACTACCAAAACGCGGTCGATAAGTTAGAGCGCGTGCGAGTGATTACAGGAAAGAGTATGGATAACGTGCGCCTGCTACAATCACAAGTCATTGATGAAATAATCATTCGTTTTGAGGCTGCAATCAAATTAGGTAGCAACGACTTTGAACGCAAGGTGCGAATAGGTGCAATTGAGTTAGGGTTTATTCCTAACCTTAATGAACTAACCTTTGGTGAATACATCGACCTTGATACGCATTGCACTGGCATATACAAGGACGGCAAGATAAACGGAGCAGCAGCACACAAGATGATGTGCATACTATACCGTCCCATCAAAGCTAAGTTCGGCAAGTATTACGATATAGAGCCATACAACCCAAACGCCAAACGGAAGTATGAAGATGAAGTATTGCAGCTAACACTTGACCATGTACTAAATGTGCTGCTTTTTTTTTCGACTTTAGAAATAGAACTATACAACAGTTCCCTAGAATATTTGGCCAAGGAGATAACGGAGATAGTGAAGGAGATGACGCAGGAACAACCCCAGACGGTTTAGCCGCATACGGGTGGTTTCATATCATTGAATCACTAGCGGAACGTGACATAACAAAGTTTGACGCGGTAACAGAGCGTGGTGTATATGAGGTCTTCACACACCTTACATATTTAGCCGACTATGTGTACACGCAAAAAATTGAAATGAGAAAAAGACAACGCTAATGAGTAGTTACAATTATAGCTATAACGTTCTTATCAATCGCCTGGAGGCATTTGCTGCGGGACACTTTTTGATTAGACGCTTTACGCATGGTCAAATCGATATGAGCGACCAACTTCAGGACGATCAATATCCATTCATGCACGTGACGCCTGATACCATTGAGCCTGTGCAAGGTGCAATGAACTTCAGTTTTCATATCATGTTTGCGGACATACCGCGCGACAAAGAATATAAAGCCGAATATCAGCGTGAAGTAATTAGCGATTGCATCCGCTTAGGGCAGGACTTGATTGCCGAGGTCAAGAACGGTCTTGAATTATTTGGGTTCGATGTTCAGTTACTTGAAACGCCCACGTTCGAACCGTTCATGGAGGAGCAAAAGAACACGGTTACGGGTGTTGCGTTTACTTTGAAGCTTTCGGTTCCTTGGGACTGGAGTGCTTGTGACATACCTGCGATTTGGTCTGTTGGTGGTGCAAGTGGTAGCGGTGGGACAGGAACCGGCTATGGCATCGAGCTTCAGACCAATGGTGTTGACAATGTTGTTCAGACCTTGCTTAATCTGCAGGCAGGCACAAACATCACAATAACCGACCAAGGCAACGGCACAGTCACAATCGATTCAACAGGTGGTGGTGGTGGTGGCAATGAGTACGTAAGTACAGAATACAATGCAAACCACGTAACGGCAACGGGCAACCCGTATTTAGTAGGCGATAGGGTATGGT